TCAGTCATCGTCATAATCCTTAATTTTTCGCACAAGGTCAGCAATTTCCATCTGTGCGGTTTGCAGACCTCGGATAGTTCCGCACAGTTCTTTGTAATGCTCGTGGGATTTAGCTCCACCAGCACTAACAACATCGACTAACTGCTGGACTTGCTCGTTCAGCTTGCCGTTCAAGATATCAAGCAGTTTATGATCCATCATTCACCTTTCCCGCCCTGACGGGCTTGCAGTATTTTTTGCAACATTTCCATTTGATGCTGCTGGTCGTTTTGACCCATGGACTGTTGAGCCTGCGCTTGTTGTTGCTGCATGGCCATTTGCTGGCTGGCAACTTCTAACGCATGCAGCTCTTGAGCCTGCATGATTTCTTGCTGGGTACGCATAGCCGCCATTTCGGGATCTTCACCCATCTTGGCTGCACCTTCGCGCGCTTTGAGCGCCAGCTCTTCTGCTTTGATTTGCAAATCACCTTTGACTTTGAGCAGCTTGGTTTCCGCATCTTGTTTGCGAATAGCCAGCTCTGCTTGTTGCATTTGAACAACGGGGTCCTGGGACATCTGCTGAGCTTGCTGCTGCTGAACCTGGCCTTTGCTCTGAGCCAACAACTGGGTTGCAGCTTGAGCCACTAGGCGGGATAGCATCAATTCGGATTCTTCGGGCAAATCTGAATCTGGCGCCGGCATTGGAACACCCAGTTGCTCTTCCACTTTTTTGCGGTAAGCGTAGGCCAAGTGTTCTGCAATATGAGCCTGAATCTCGGCCATCATCTTCTGGGCTTGTGGGTTCTGACCAATCTGCGCCATCAACAAAGGGTCCTGCATCATTGAAGTGTGAACAGCAATGTGTGCGTCGTGGTCCTGGTAGATGAAAGCTTTTGTAGGTTCGCCATTCAAGAAGGCCATGTTCTCGCTCACTGGGTCGCGCGGCTTCATGTCGTCTTCTATTGGTACTAACTTGTCAGCATTCTTAATACCCAGCACTTCAATCATCTGTCTATGTAGAACTGGCAAGTTGTAAATCTGGGGAGCTTGCTGCGCCAGCTGGATAACAGCCTGGTACTGCATGATCCGCTGGGCCATCGTAGAACTATTGGGATCAGACACGGGGATAACATCCACCATGTCGTAATCTTCCCGCTTAGCCATGCGGTCGCCGCTCGATGGGTCAAACTCATATTCACCTGGCGTGTTGTCGCGAATGATTACACGTAGCAGTTTAAATTCCTGCTTCATTGAATAGTGAACGCGCGCCTGGACGGCAGACATGTTCTTGAGCTGGCGCTCTAGCAGCGCTAAAGTCGTACCAACTGGAGCGTTAGCCGACATATCGGACACTTGCATATCCGCAATCGAGCCTAAACGTCTGCCTTCTTGGGTGATTTTGTCGAGCAATGCAGACAAAACCTGGCTCGGTTCCTTGTACGGCAACGTCATAATGTTGTCGCGTACAGTGCCAGAAGGCACATCTACGTCCCTAAATTCGCCAGGACTGATGGGTGTATCGTCCCCTTTTATGCGTAAACCACGGGATTTAAGGCCTCCGGGCAGGTTAGAAAGCGTACCAGCGTCCACTAATTGGCGCAAAATGGACGTTCCAGCCCGTGCATAGCCACCAATTAGGTGAATTAAACCCAATCCATACGCTCCAAAGCCAGGAACATACGTATATTGGACGAAATGCTGGCGCTTTATCCTGCGGGTATCGTCTTCAGACCAGTTTCTACGGATAGAAAGAACCTCTGTCGTACCGCGGTCAATGGTAATCACGTAAGGTAGAGCGATTCCGTCTTCATCTTCGTACCCTGGCAGGTCATAATCAATATGAACTTCCAAAATCTGGTACCGGTCGTCGTCCGTCAGGCTATATCCCTGGTCTTCGGCCTTCTTTTTCTCTACATCTGTATGAATACTGACGGGCTCGCCCAGTTCTACGTCACGATAGAAGCCAGAAACCTGTAATTTCTTAATATCATTCTTTGTTTTACGCATTACGTGGGTCACACGCTCTGCATTGATGACGCTAGAGGCGCCATAGGGAATAATAAAATCTTCAGCAGGGATAAAAATAGCTACTTGACGCTGATACGACGGGTCAAAGTACACCTTTTTAAACGCAGCGCCAGCTAAACCCAATGAATAAAGCATTCTTTCATGCTCGGGTCTATATTCAGGCATCGCTTCTGTGAGCTGATAGTTCATATCTTCCCGAACCCGCTCGGCCGCGTCTTCTTTTAGCTTATCAATCGCTCCGATGATTTCCGTTTTAACGGGACCTTGAGCTGGAAACGTTTCCAAAATAGTTTCGGACTGGAACCGTACGGCAGCTTCGGTCAGAATGGTAGAGAAAACACCGCATGCACCATTCCACGGCTCGGTTCTTTCTTCGTATTTCATGCCCAGGACATCTAGTCCTTTGACATACATTTCTACCCACTCTTTGCGGGAGTTAATGTCCGAATCCACCATCTCAATGATGTCGCTGGCAATGCTAGCTAACGTACCTTCGTCAATAACTTCGGCCAGGTTCTCATCAAACGATTCTTCTTCTGGCTCTTCCAGCATGTCAATGACTATGCCGTCCATTCCAATTTTCAAACCTTCAGGGTTTTCAATTTCAATTTCAATATCTGGTCCTACTTCTTCGACTGCCAGTGCATCCAACCCAAGAGGCGCTGGGTTTATTGATGGAACCATATTAGTAGCCATTATTCAATCCTTAATAGTAAACCGCTTTGCGGCGAAAGCTCTGCAGCTCTTCACGTTCGTCAGAATCTAAACGTAAAAACCCACCCTGCCTGAATCTTATCAGCGCTTGGGTACTTGAGTCCACCAAATCATCATGCTCGCCATTGGGAAATGCAGCCATCTGCTCAATCACTTCACTGGCCCATCTTGTCTCAGGCGCCCATACTTTGCCAGATCTAAACAAATCAGTCACCGAATTCAAGCGCACAAATTTATCATTACCTCGACTAGGAGTGTATTCACTTACCAATAAACCCATAGACCGAAGCTCAAACACAAGCGGCGCCCCAGCGGCTTTCGCCTCAATGATACAGGCGTCCGGCTCCCACTCCCTGTAACTGGCCATCGCTTTTTCTTTTAATTCCGGAAACTCCATTCGTTTCTGAAACGCATCGAGCAAAATCACATTCACATCACTGGGGTCGTCGTTCATATGGAAAACACCCCAGGTCGTACAGGCCGAATAGTCAGAACGCTCATTCTTCGTAAACGCGGTGTCCCAGCTCTGAATGATAAATTCACATCTAGGTGGATCTTCTGGCTCCCACATCTTCCACCACTCTCGCTTCACTAGCGCACCCTCTTCACCAGTAGGAGCTTGTTGGTACTGAGCATTCCATTTAGACGGTGGTAGTTCTTCCCTAAGAGCTTCCAATTCTTTAGCAGACCAGAACTCAGGCCATAGCGGATTCCCACTGGGCATGATCGCGGGGAACTCCACAACTTCCCACTCACCCAATGAATCCCGCATCTGGGCATCTTTCAATACCCGGCCAGTCAAGTCCCTCTCAGCCCAACGGGTCATCACAACCACAATCGCCCCACCCGGCTGTAAACGTTGCCGGGGTCCAGACGTATACCACTCATACGTTTTATCAAAAACTCCGGGATCGCCAGCAGCTAAAGCCGCTTCCTGTTCAGAATGCGGGTCGTCAATGATTAGTAGGTCAGCACCTTTACCCGTGACAGTTCCCCCAACACCGATAGCGAAGTACTCCCCATTCTGATTAGTCGCCCACCGGCCGGCACTTTTACTATCTTGTCTCAACGCCACGCCAGGGAATACTCTTGCATACTGTTCACTATCAACCAAGTTACGAACCTTTCGGCCAAAGTTAACCGCCAGGTCCGACGTATTAGAAGTTTGGATAATTTTTTTATTCGGGTACCTACCCAAAAACCAACTAGGTAAAAGATAGGACGCAAACTCACATTTAGTATGCCGCGGCGGCATATTGATAATCAATCTTTTAAGTGTCCCATTGGCTATAGCTTCAAACTTCTTCGCCATCACCGCATGATGCCTTCCATGCACAAACCCAGGCCACATCATCTTCACATAATTCATAAACCCCGTCTGCGCTTTCTCCCTCTCCAAAGCCAAACGATAATCCTCCACGGCGTTATAAAACACCTCCCGCTCCTCTTCAGGAAGCGTCGCCATCAAAGCATCTAACTTATCACTCATTCTAAATTCTTGAAATTAATGTACACAGGACGAATCGAGCGACCACTTTTCCGCAACTTCTTCAACACCCCTTTGGCCACCAATCTATCCACAATCTCTAACGTATTCCCCAATCCGCTTCTCCCCCGCTGATACGCTATGTCCCTAACCGACGGACTGTACCCATACCTCTTCCACCACTCATCCACAATCAAAAACACTTCCCTTTGCGCCGGCGTCATCTCAACCTCCATACATTGCTCATACGAAAAATCCCGCTTCTTTAACATCATCTTCGGGTTCCGAACTATCAGAGAACCAAAACGTTTCGGTTCTCGACGCGCTATTAGTTCTAAATTTGCGGAATTTTTTATCATAAAGTATTAATTTTCGATAGGGGGTGGGTTCGCCATATCGAGGGGGTAGGGTTCTGATTCTGGTAAATTTTGGGATTGTTTGTGTGGAATAGTATGTTCATCAGCCAGGGACTCCGCTTGACTGATCGGGCTGGTGGGGGATGGGTGGGGTCGCGCATCCGCCAATTCGTCGAGCAAGCTCGTCGCGGCGGCGTCGATGACCTGGGCGTCGTCGGCCTGGGCATTCATCAGTCTGCGCAGCTCGGCCATTACGCGCGCCTTGGCGTCGTCGCTGCTGCTAATGGTCCGCACCTCTTTGCGCTCCGTGTAGAGCCCCACTTCTGAAATAGTCCCGGCTACCTTGGCCGCCTGGACCAGCACGGCCGGCGGCGTGTCTTCGTCGATGATGACGCCCACCAGGCTTTTAATTATGAGAGCACGCAAAGCGGCCGGCGTTCTATGTTTCTCTGACTCGATGGCCGCCTGGTAAGCTTCTATTTCCGCGGCGATTGATGGGCGCCGCTTAAGCCTGGCTGCTTCGTCGCCCTGGGTTTTCGGTTTAGCCTTGGTTTTGTATGCGGCCCGGTATGCTGCGGCGCCGGTCGAGCCCTTCGCAACTTCCAGGGCAAAGCTTCGCTGCTTCGGGGTAAGCTGCTTTGACGCGGTCCGGCCTAGAAGCTGCTCGACCGGTATTTGCTCCAGGCCTTCGCGGATTTGTTTACGGGTTAGCTTTGTTTGTGTCATGCGGCGCAATATACAGGAACAAAAGACTTACTGTCAATACATACAGGAAACGGGGTTTTATGGCAGCCTGGGAACATGTGGCAGCGCTTACCCTTCTATGTGAGCCCCTTATACAATCGCAGCCCCTGGGCCACTCGCTAGCGCTCGGCAATACCCGCGCCAATCACCCGCGCCATGGTCCCACCCTGATCAGCTGGCCCCAGGTCAAAACCCACCGACCAGGCAACACACAAAACCCCCACGGCTTGACCAGGGCGCCACCAGCTGCAGCACCGGACCAGGCAAAAAAGCTGCTACCAGGTAACACACCAGGACCACCGACCCGGCCACCAGGGCGCGCGCCGATACCCTACCCCCTAAAGAATCGATACCCTACCCGGTAGACTAAAAAACCCGCGTTTTTACTGTCGCGAATGTGACAGACAGAGGGCTTGACAAGATGCTACATTATCTCCCAATGCACCAGCCAGGATGCAGACAACAAACCAACACGAAGGGAAACGCAAGATGTACACAGCACAAATCGACGCCCACGGAAACGTCATTGTTTGCAGAGGGGATGAGCAGCGCCGGGGCTATCGCATAGCCTACACCGGCACCTATAACGAGTGTCTTATGTTCAAAGCATTAAGGGGCCAAGCATGAGCACACACGAAACCATCATGCGCCAGGCCCGCCGGGAACTTGACGCCGTGCGCCCGGTTAACTACCAGCTCACGCCCGCGGAATACAAGCGCCGCCTATACCTTATCAATGACGAAAAAAACCAGCTGCGCGCGGCCCTGGGCCTGGCACCAATAACCAACCAACAAACAACCGGAGACTTATTCCAATGAAACCCCTCTACCTAATCGCATGCAGCGCCGCCAAGCTGGACCGCACCGCACCGGCCGCCGACCTTTACCAGGGCCAGGCATTCAAGCTGGCAATGCGCGCCGCTGATCAGGCCGGCGCCGACGTCGTCATTCTCAGCGCTTTGCATGGCGCCGTTGACCCAGCGGCCAACCTGGCACCCTATAACAAAACGCTGGCACAAATGAGCAAGCACCAGCGCGCCGTCTGGGCCGCAATGACCGCGCAGCAGCTGCAGCAGCACAAAGGCCGCCCGGTGGTGGTCCTAGCTGGCAAGCACTACGCCGCCGCCGTTGAAGGATGGCCCAACGTTTCCCGCCCGCTCGCCGGCCAAGGTATCGGCCAGCAGCTGCACACCCTCAAACACTTAAACGCTTAAAAGGTCCAACATGCAAACCCTTAGCCAACTAATCGAATCAATCACCCTGGAGCAATCGCACCAGTACCAGGCACAAACGGACAAGCTAATTTGGATTGAAACCGAGCTGCTAGACCCGGCCGGAATCAGCCGCCGCCACGCCGAAAAGGTCGAAACAAAAATGCTGGAATTACTCCAGGATGTTAACTCCCAGGTCAAAACAAACTGAAAGGACCACCATGGAAAAGCTAGAACTACACCAACGCAACACGTACACCTATGCCAGCGGCTGGGCCGACCTGGACGAATGGCAGCACCTGGGCACCGCCAAAATGCTGCGCTGGAATGCCACCGCCGAGCCCCTGGGCTTTGACGACGCCGCCACCTTCACGACCAAGGTTATAGGACCGCGCCAGCTGCGCGCCGTTGACCTGGGCCGGGCAATCGCGGCCACCCTGGGCGGCAGCAGCTGCACACATGAGCATGATTGCTGCGGATGCCCGACCACCAGCGCCAGCGTCAAACGCACCAGCGCCCGGGAATACTTTGTTCACCTCCGCATAACCCGCAACTATTGAAAGGCCCGCCATGAGTATCTACACCACCGCCGAAATTCAAGACCTGGAGCGCGCCCGCCTGGTTGAGCTGCGCAAGAACTTAATTCTAGAAATGAAAGGGACCCGCCGCCGCGGCCGCTATTCCAGCGCTTATGCAATCCTCACCAGTGAAGAAGGTTTCACCGGCACCAGGGCCGACATCCTGGAGCAAATCAACAAATTTTTAGGAGAATAAACCATGGGAAACAGAGCAGTTATTACATTCGCAACCTACACCAACGCGCCCGCAATTTATCTGCATTGGAACGGCGGCCGGGCCAGCGTAGAGGGATTTTTATCCGCAGCGCGCCAGCTAGGCCTACGCCATGCCCGCGGCCACCAGGCACAAACCGAGGCGCTGGACCAGCTCGCCGAAATGTTGGCCCGCTTCTATTTCCGGTGCAATGT